AACGTACTGAATACAAAAAGATAAATAATAGATTTGTTTATTGGAAAGGGCAGTTAGGACAGTTTGATGCTTGGGAGAATGCTAGTTATATTATGAAAAATTTATCAGCATCTCCTGAAGAAAAAAGGGCTGCTACACAATTTTATAAAGCTATAAGAGAACGTAAAAAGATTATAGATTTTGCAGAAAATAAGATCGAAGCGTTTAAAGATATAGTATTAAATAATCCAGATAAAAGGATACTTGCATTTGGAGGTGCTAATGATTTTACTGATATGTTGACAGATTCAGTTATACCGTTAGCTCAATCATACCACTCAAAGAAAACTAAAAAGCAAAAAGAAGCTGCTTTAGAAAACTTTAAAGATGGTACGATTAATGTATTATGTTCAACTAAAGCTTTGAATCAAGGGTTTGATGTGCCTGACGCCAATATGGGTATTGTATGTGGTTTGACTAGTAAGTCTCTGCCTATGATACAAAGAGTTGGTAGGCTTATTAGATTTCAAGAGGATAAGACAGGTGAAATTATAATATTATATATTAAAGATAGCCAGGAAGAAAAATGGTTAAAGAATGCAGTTAAAAATTTAAATAACGTACAGTTTGAATCATGAAAATAGAAATAGATTTAGAGTTACTAGAAGAAATAGGTTTAAGACCTAATGAATACATTGTCTTACATTGTAAACATAAAGAAATTGAGATAAGTCAAGACTTAGATGAACATACTGGTTATGGTTATTTAAGAGAACAGGGCTGGTTAGACGGAAGCTGGGAGTTAACTGATAAGTGGTTAAATTTATTTGCAGCAGATTTTGATGATTTGTTTAAAGAGTTAATTGATATTTATCCTGCAATAGTAGAATCTCCGGGTAGAGGTAAGCGTGTATTACATGCTAAAGACCCGGATGCTTATACTAACATGAAAGCTAAAAATAGATATCGTAAAGTTACTGGTGAGAAAGTAGAGAAACATAAAGAGATTATAAGACTCTTAAAGATTCAGCTAGAAACAGATAAAGATAGTCTAGGCTATATGCAAAATTTAGAAACATGGTTAAATAATTATACTTGGGAAAAGTATGTAGATATTAATTTAGAAGAAAATAATGATGGAAGAATTACAAGATCCCTTTAAAGGGTTTCAGAAAATTGGTAAAGCAGTAAAACAATCATTAACGGTTGTAAAGAATGCTATGTTAGGTAACAGAGATGTTATACCTACTAAATGGCCAAGGTTAAATCGTAATTTACTAGGTGGGTTACAAAAAGGTAAATTATATGTGATAGCAGGACGGCCTGGTGTAGGTAAGTCAGCATTTAGTAATCAAATGATATTTGATGTATTAGATGCTAATCCTACAAAACCAATGGTTGTATTATATTGGACATTTGAGATGCCGGGATATCAACAGATAATGAGAAGTGCGTCTAAAGATCTTAAGAAAGGATTAGGAGAGTTATTCTCTCTAGATAGCCCTTTATCTCAAAATGATTTTGATAATTATGCTTCTAATGCTACAAGATATAATAAATATGAAATATATTTTAACAATCACCCTAGAAGTATGGAGTCTATTATAAATTCTAATGAGCGTATATTTGTAGCTTATCCAGACAAAACTATTATTAATATATTTGATCACTCAAGATTAATATCAGGTAAATCAGAGACAGAACTACAAAGATTAAATATAGTTTCTAAAGGTTGTATGTTTATGCAATCTAAAATGGGTGCTATAAATATTTTATTATCTCAGTTAAATAGAAATATAGAACAAGAGCATCGTGCTAAAAATCAATATCAGCCATTATTAACAGATTTATTTGGTGGTGATAGTATTGGTCAGGATGCACATGTTGTTATGATACTTAATAGGCCGCATGATTTATATGGAATTACAGGAACTTATTGTGATGAAGATCCTGTACAATTATTAGCATGTCATATAGAAAAGAATAGAGATGGAATGTTAGGTATGATACCATATCAAGCAGAATTATCAACATTTACTATTAATGAAAGAAAAAAATCATGAAAGAAATAGATAGTATGCTTAAACAATGGATATACAATAGTATAATCAGAGAACAATTAAGAAAATTAATAATTAAAGAGATAAATAAAAATGAGCAAAAAGAAAGCAATTGAAATTTGTAATAATTTAGTACAAACTATTAACAAAATGCAGCACAAATCAATTATTAGAAAGTCTGATAATTCAATTTTTCACATTCCTTCTGTATCTAAAGACTTTTTAATAAAGAAAAAAGATATGTTGGTACAAAAATACAATCTTAATATTAAAAAATATGCAATTACCAACAACGAAGATCAAGGCGAGTCGTAAATCGCCTAAAAACATGATAATATATGGTCCACCTAAAATAGGTAAGACTACAATATTATCAGAATTAGACAATTGTTTAATTATTGATTTAGAAGACGGTTCAGATATGGTTGACGCTTTAAAAGTTAAAGTAAATAACTTAGAAGAACTAACTGAAGTCGGAAAAGAAATAATGAAAAACAAAAGACCATATAAATATATAGCTATTGACACTATCTCTAAATTAGAAGAGTGGTGTGAAGCAGAAGCTAAAGAACTTTATATGAAAACTCCTATGGGTAAAAACTTTAATCAGAAATACCCAGGAATGTCAGTATTATCGCTACCAAATGGTGGAGGTTATTTATATTTAAGAATAGCTTTTAAGAAATGGATAGATAAATTAGTTAAACTGGCTCCACATGTAATTTTAGTAGGACATTTAAAAGATAAAATGTTAGACAAAAAAGGTCAAGAAGTAGTTGTAAAAGATCTTGATTTAACTGGAAAACTTAAGCAAATAACATGTGCAGGATCGGATGCAATTGGTTATATTAGCCGTGAAAATGGTGAGACTATAATTTCATTTGATTCTCTTCAAGATGTAACGGGCGGCACTAGATGTCCGCATTTAATAGGGAAGACCATGCCCTTAGACTGGTCAAAAATATTTGTTGATTAAAAATTAAAAAATGATTGAAATGAGAAAAAATGTAACACCAGGAGAAACTCCTGCAGAAATTACTGTTTCTATGATCGACCAAGATCTTAAAAATGGTATAAGTAAGTCAGAAATGACTGTTAAATATGGTATTAAACCATGGGAAGTAGATGAGATGTTTAAACACCCATTTCTTAAAGGTAGAAGACCTAGTAAAAAGAAACCTTTATCTTTTACTTTTGTAGATGATACTATAGCTGAACCAGATGAAGAAATCACAGAAAGAGTAAATGAAGTAGGAGGAATAGAAGTAGATCCTAATCAAATAACTTTGGAGGATGCTATAGATGAAACTCCTAAATGGACAGCTGAAGACTCAGAAACTGGAAAACCAATAGAGTTAGATCAAGATGCTCAAGATACACTTAATCATGCTTTAGATAATATGGTTAATGAAGATGGAGAAACATTAAGAGAGACTTTTGACAAAGAGATTGAAGAGGAAATAGAGGAAGAAGACCTCGAGATAGAAGTAGAAAATGATACATTCGATTTATAAATTAATAACAATTAAAAAAAAGAAAAAATGATAGAAATTAACGACAGTTCAAAAGAAGTTTTAGGTACAATCAAATTATGGGCAGGTTTAACTAATATGGAAGTTAAAGCTGTTAATCCTAATATGGCAGAATTAAATGCTATGGGTATTAATATTAAAACAGAGCCAAATTATAACTTGGAAATGAATGGTAGAGATATCTTTAAAGTTGTATTTTGGGTATCTAATCCTGATCTTACAACTAAAGTAGAGTTCTTATTAGAAAATACTCCTAAAATGAATAAAGACGGTAATAAAACTCAATGGGTAAATGATTACGGTCAATTTATGTATGCTGAGAGTACAGAAGCAATACAGAATAATCCTAAAATGGAATGGTATAAGCATGATGGTATTAGACCAGCTTTTCCTAATGAAGAAAAATTAATTGGTTTTATTAGAGCTTGGGCTAATGTTGCAAGTGGAGGTAAAGTTAGTTTAGACACTATGGATAAAATCGCTTCAGGTACAGATCTTTCAGAACTTAAACAATTAGTTACTCAGTTATCTAATAATAGAGTTAGAGTATTAGTTGGTGTTAAAGATGGTAAATATCAAAATGTATACACTAGTTACTTTGGTAGAACTCAAAAGTCAGGAGATTCTTATTTTGTTAAAGCTCTTAATGGAGAATATTCAGGATTTAATGCTGAAATTCCAGGAGACTTACAATGGGGACAATTTACACCTCAATTATCAGTAACACAGCCTGACGAAGAAAAGGCACCAGCTGAAACAGACGACTGGGTGTAATGGTTATCGAAAGTAGAGATAGTGAAGCTTACTTACATACAGATGTAATACTAAAGAAAATAGCTCCTTATGATATATTTAGATATTATTGCTCTGCATTTAAAGAAGTAGGTAAAAGATTTTGTAGTGAGCTCAGAGAGGATACTTCAAATGATAGTGTGATTGTAGCTTGGAATGGAGGACTATTATACAAAGACTTTGGGCAACCAGAGCATGCGTTTAATTGTTTTACATATGTAGCACATAAGTTTAGTTGTACTTTTCACGAAGCTTTACAAGTAATTGACAAGGATTTTAATTTAGGACTAGGGCCTAGGACTCACGGTGTAAGAGCCGGGAGACCTAAGCCTGTCTTATATAATAAAAAGATTGAACAACATAAGAAACTAACAATTATTAAGAAAAAGAAACGTGGATGGAATATGTATGACCAGATGTTTTGGACTCCATTTAATATAACTAAGAAGATATTAGAAGACTTTCTTGTTGAACCAATATCACATTATTGGATCAATGAAAATAGGTTTGTATGTAAATCTATTACTTATGCTTATAGAATAGGGTTAAAATATAAAATATATGCACCAAAAGAATTAGAGAGAAAATGGTTTTCAAATACTAATTCAACTCAGATTCAAGGGTTGCATATGATAGAACAACTAGAAGGAACATTAGTTATAACCTCCTCATTAAAGGATGTAATGACTCTCTATAGTATTGGAATACCGGCTATTGCTTTTCAAAGTGAAACAACAATGCCAGATGAACATATAGTAGAAAATCTTCAAAGTCGTTTTAATTGTATAATTTTGTTTTATGATAATGACTTTGCTGGTCAAAGAATGGCAGAAAGAATTTGTGGTACTTTTGGATTCTTAAATGCTAAGCTAGAAGATTGCTGGAACAGTAAAGATGTATCAGATTTTATAGCAAATGACTATGTGCAACAAGGTAAAGAATGGAGAATCGAACAAGTAAAGCAAATAATAAATAATGTACAAAAAAGTGAAAAGAAGATACAAGAAAAAACCAGCCAATAAGAAAGTTAGAAATGCAATTGCTAGTGTATATAAAGGTATAAAGTTCAGATCAAAGTTAGAACTATTTACCTATAAACAATTAGAACTAGCAGGAATCAAATCATTATATGAAAAGAAGAAATTCATATTAATGGAAGGCTTTCGTTTTCCTAATAGAACTGTTGAGCCACACAAAACTAAAGGATATATAGATATGACTGTTAAAATTAGGGATATAACATATACACCTGATTTTGTAGATCCAGATGATAAATGGATAATAGAAGTTAAAGGCTTTGCTAATGACGTCTTCCCACTAAAGTGGAAGCTATTTAAAAATCATCTTATGGAAAATAATCTTGACTATGTTCTTTTCTTACCAAAGAACCGCAAACAGGTTCTAGAAACAATAAATATTATCAAACAATTATAAAATAGGTTAGAGGGCTCATATCTAAGCAGTACTGGAAAACCCAAGGTTTCATCGATTAGTCTCTATGTACCTAGTGGGACAATGTACTCAGTTCCCTGGGCCCTCTTTCCTTTTTATTAACCAATTAAATTTTAAAATTATGGCATATTATGTAAGTCCTTGCTGTGGGGACGAAGAATTCACAGAAACACTTTCAATGATCAAAGGACATACAGAATCTTATATATGTTCTATGTGTAAAGAGCAATTTGTTGAACCAATAGAAAACTATGAGTTTGATGAACAAAGAAAAGAATCTATTGCTGAGGATCGTGAAGATGAAAAAAGAGATCTAGGACAATGAGACCAGTTCAAGATCAACTATCTAGAATATCTAAAACATTGATATTTTCAGAACCTTTCTACGGTATATTTCTTATTGGATTACAAAAAGAGTTCACTAAGAGTTGCGCTACCGCAGGTGTAGGAAAACACGGTATTGGGATGAGGTTAGTAATCAACCCAGACTTCTTTAGTGGACTTAGTGAGTTACATCAACAAGGTTTGCTAAAACATGAGCTATTACATATAGCTTTTGGACATATTATCTTAGCGG